CCACATTTACAATCTAAAGACTGTCCAGATGTCTAACGACAAAGGAACATGGTTTGGTTGGGATGTAAGCAAAGTTGGTCCTGTCACAGATAAAAATCTGTATGACATGGCAAAAGCATTTGCGGTTAGTGTAGGTAAAGGTGAGACTGAAGCTAAGTTTAATTCAGACGAGAACGAAACTAAACAACCATACTAGAATCCTAGGTAGTGGGCGTTTAAGCGAGAGTGGATACGCCCACTTTTTACATTGCTATGATAGAAAAATTTAGAAAGATATTTGCTGGCCTTGAAGAAAGGTTTGGCTACCACATTATAGATGATCAGAATAATTCTATAAAAAAATCTGGTCAATCAAAAACTTCACACTACCCACACACCGATGAAATGTGGGAGGCACATTTAAACGGAAAAAAATTTACAGTGAATACAAAGTATGGAGACGTACTCGCAGATAGTCTAGGTATTTGTCCTATTAATAAAGATAGTAAATGCAAATGGGGTGCAATCGATTTAGATAATTACAGACCAGATATCCCAGAATTATTTAAAAAATTAAAAAGTATAAATGTTCCAACTGTTCCTGTTAGATCTAAAAGTGGTGGAGTTCACATATTTATTTTTTTAAAAGACTACGCACCAGCGATGGTGGTAAGAGAAAAACTACATTCTATAAAACATATATTTGGTGTTGAAAAACCAGATAGGATATTTCCTGTTCAAAAATATTTAAACTTAGACAAAGGTTCTGCGGGTAGTTGGATAAATCTTCCATACTATAATTATAAAAACACAGAAAGATATATGATTAAAGAGGACGGATCTAAGGCAACGATAGAAGAATTTTTTAAGAAACAAGAAGAGAGTATAATATCTTTTGAACAATTAAAAAAATTAGAGTGCGTGTTTGAAGATGAATATTTTAAGGAAGGGCCACCTTGCCTGCAAACTCTGGCAAGTTTTGGTATAGAGAAAGGAAACAGAGATGAAGTATTACTAGACATGACAAGATACATAAAGATGAGATACCCAGAGGGTTGGGAAAATAAAGTTGGTGAGTACAATGCAAAATTTTTTAAACCTGAATTAAATTATAAAGAAGTAGAAAAAACTATTAAGTCTAGAGAAAATAAAGATTATCCATATAGATGTGACTCAGACCATCTTGGTAAGTTCTGCAATAAAGGTGAGTGTGTATTGAAAAAATATGGTGTTAAATCTATCAAAGGAATACGAAACACGGCTCTTGGACCACTGTCTTATATTAGATCAACACCTAGACAATGGTTTCTAGGTTTTGATGGAGAAGAAGTTAAACTAACTTCTAAAGAATTAACTAATCAACAATTAGCGAGAGAAGCAGCAACAGAACAAAGTGGTAAGACTCCACCTAGAATGAAACAAGTTGATTGGGATGCAGCCATAGCTGAATTACAGGAAAGAGCAACAGGTGAGGATGCACCAGAAGAAAGTATGCCGATGTTTAAATTACAAGAGTCTTTAAAAATATTTTGTTTTCAATCAAGAAGAACAGAAGACAGAACAAGAATAGATAGAATACCTTTTTATGATAAGAAAAATAAAAAAGTACATTTTACTTTTGATACTTTTTATACCTACATAGCAGAAAGTAGAAAATGGAAGTTTGCAGAACATGTAACACATACTTATTTAAAAAACGTGCAAGGGTTGTCTAGAGGTAAACTACACATACAAGAAAATATAAAAAGAAATGTGTATACCTTAGATGAGATTATATTTAAAGAAGAGGATTTTAAACATGAAACAATAGTCTTTGCTGAGAAAAAGGAGGTTATGTGAGATTTAAAGTTCCAGAACTTTATCATGTAACAAAAATATTTGGTCCACCTGGAACAGGTAAAACATATAACATATTAGAAATTTTAAAACAAAAACTAGACTATGGCTATGCAAAAGAAGATATTCTTTTAGTTGGATATTCAAGAGCAACAGCACAAAATTTAAAAGACAGGTGTAAAAAAGATTTAAACTTTACTGATGAAGAACTAGAACCAATACAAACTCTTCATGCATTGTGTAAGCGTGCATTGCCAAAACCAGAGCCAACTTTATTATCTAAAAAAGATAAAGATAATTTTTACAAAGCTATTAATTTACCTAGATCTAAGTGGTGGGCAAAAGAGGATTATAAAAAAGTAGATGATGAAATGGATGACGATGAAGATGATCTTGATCAAACTATTTTAAAAAAAAAACTGGATCTTATTAACAAAGGTAGATCTTATTATTCTAATGGTGATACCTGGGAGTCTGTTCGTTATTATTTTGATGAAAAACAAGAGGATTATTCATACGGTAATATAGAAAGAAGAGATTTAGAGTTTACGTATGATACTTACCGTGATTTTAAAAAAGCTTATAGCATAATGGATTTTACAGACATGCTGACACTTGCATTAAAAAAAGAAGTATCTTTTAAAAAATATAAAGTTGTTTTCGTAGATGAGTGTCAAGATTTAAACCCTTTAATGTGGGCTGTTATAAATAAAATAATAGCTAAACAAGGCGACATATATTTAGCAGGGGATGATGATCAATCTATATTTGGTTTTAATTGTGGCACACCAGAATTATTTTTAGGATATGAATCACATAAAGATATAGTGCTGGATAGATCATACAGACTACCTAAAAAAATTTTAGATTTTTCACAAAAAATTATAAACAACATATCACCTAAATTTAGAAAAGAAAAAATTTTTGGACCAAAGATACAAGATGGGATTGAAGTGCAAGGCAATATAATAGAGATAGGTAAAGATATACACTCTGTTCTTAGTGGTGTTGAAAAAGATGATTGGATTATGTGTTCAAGAACTACAACAAAAACTTTTGATTATAAAAAAATGTTAATGGAGAATAATATACTTTGGAAGACAAAAGCAAAGTCAGGGACAGGCAACTCTTATAACTATGCTATTAAACAAAAAGTTAGAGATACATTAAACATTTGGCATAAATTAAAAAGTAACGAGAAGTTAGACGGTAGGTATGTATGTAAATTAATACAAGAAATAAAAAGTAAATATCTTAAAGTTAAAAAGAAAGATCACAAACCAGAAAAGAGTAGTTTGTTTTTGTCGGACAATTATTATGATTATAACGATTTAGTCAATAGAAATGTTTTTGAAAAAGAGTTTGACATTCAGAAAGAATGGTTTGATTATATTCGGTTTGGCGTAAAAGATGTTCAAAATCAAACTTACGTTAAAAACGGACAAGAAATTTCTTTATTCTTAGATGCAGATGAAGCTCATGATTACATAGTTGAAGTATATAAAAAAGATCAAACATTGATGGATACAAAAATTTTGATCGGAACAATACATTCTGTAAAAGGTTTAGAAGCTAAAAACGTTATTATCTGTGATGTTTGGAGTTATGCTTGCTATAGAAATTTTAAAGAGAAGACACCTGAATTTAGACGAGAAGAAATACGTTGTGCATATGTTGCTGTAACTAGATCTTCAGAAAACTTATACATGTATAGACCAGATCCTCGTTTAAAAATAGGAGAAAGATCTTTTGAAATATTGGAGGTACAATGACAAACAAAGATATATTTAAAGAAGCATTTCCACAAAGTCGTCAGGTAGGCGGGAAACATTATAAAAATTTTCCGATTCAGCCATATGAGTTTATTTCTAAAAATAATCTCTCATTTTTTCAAGGCTGTGTTGTAAAATATGTCTGTAGATATCTACAGAAAAATGGTATAGAAGACCTGGAGAAGATTAAGCACTACTGTGACTTGGAAATTAAAAAATTGAAAGATACAAAATGATACAAAAGGTTTTATTTAAACCTACGACAGAGTGGGTTCATCCAAATCATTTTCCAGATTTGTCTAAGTATGATGAAATAGCAATTGACTTAGAAACAAAAGATCCAGAATTAAAAAAAATGGGTCCTGGAATGTTTAGAGAGGTTGGTGAGATAGTGGGTTTTGCTGTTGCTGTAAAAGATTGGGCTGGTTATTTTCCAATATCTCATGAGGGTGGTGGTAACATGAATAAAACAAAAGTCCTATCCTGGATAAAAGATGTATTAAAAACAAAAGCAGATAAAATTTTTCACAACGCCATGTATGATGTGTGTTGGTTAAGGTCTATGGATCTTCATGTAAGTGGTACAATTATAGATACTATGATTGCAACATCTTTAATAGATGAAAATAGAATGCGTTATGATTTAAATAGTGTAGCTAAACAATATACAGGTCTATCTAAAAACGAAGCAGCATTAAACGAAGCAGCACAAGCATGGGGCATCGATCCAAAAGCAGAAATGTATAAGCTACCGGCGATGTATGTCGGGGAATATGCAGAGAAAGATGCAGAGATAACTTTAGCACTATGGCAAGAACTTAAAAAAGAAATAGAACATCAAGATTTACACGCAATATTTGAATTAGAGACTTCTTTGTTTCCTTGTTTAGTTGAGATGAAAGCCAGGGGTGTTAGAGTAAATTTAGAACACGCAGAGATGGTGGAAAAAAATTTAATTAAAACTGAAAACAAACTGTTACAGGGCATTAAAGATGAGATAGGTTTTGCTCCAGATCTTTGGGCTGCACGCAGTATTGAAAAAGTATTTAAACATTTGAACTTACCTTATCCAAAGACAGAAAAAACAGGGGCTCCAAGCTTTACTAAAAATTTTTTAAAAAAGCACCACAACTATACGATCAATTTAATTAGTACCGCTAGGGAAACTAATAAATCTAGGACCACTTTTATGGAATCTATATTTAGGTATGTTCATAAAGGTAGGATACATGCAGACATAAATCAACTAAGATCAGAGTTTGGTGGCACTGTAACAGGTAGATTTTCTATGACACACCCTAATCTACAACAAATACCCAAAACCGGTAGTGAAATGGGAAACCAACTAAGGGCTATATTTGTGCCCGAGGAGGGCCATACATGGGGTTGTTTTGACTATTCTCAGCAAGAGCCTAGGTTGGTAGTGCATTATGCATGTTTGACTGGTTTACCGGGCTCTGAGGAGTTTAAACAAAGCTATACAAAGGATAATGAGGCTGATTTTCATAAGATAGTATCAGATATGGCTGATATACCTAGAGACCAAGCTAAAACCATAAATTTAGGTAAGTTTTATGGTATGGGTAAAAATAAATTAAAGGGTGAACTAGGTATTGAAGACAATAAAGCAGAGAATATCATAAAGCAATACGATGCAAGAATTCCTTTTGTAAAACAATTGATGAATCATGCAATGGGTAGAGCAGAGCAACGAGGACAAATAAGAACTTTACTTGGTAGACTTTGTCATTTTCATTTATGGGAGCCAAATCAATTCGGTATACATAAGCCCTTAACACATGAAGCAGCGCTCTTGGAACACGGACCAGGGATCAAGAGAGCTTTTACATACAAAGCTCTTAATAAACTTATACAAGGATCTGCAGCTGACATGATTAAAAAAGCTATGTTAAATTTATATAACGAAGGTATCATACCTTTAATACAAATACACGATGAATTAAATATATCTATCAAAGATAAAAGTGAGTCAGATAAAGTAATTGAGATTATGGAAAATGCTGTTAGTTTAGAAGTCCCTAATAAAGTAGACTATGAATCTGGAAAACATTGGGGAGAAATAGAATGAGGATTTATGGCTTATTTAAATGCAAACGTACCACCGACTTACGCACAAATAAGAAGAGAATATCTTTATGATTGCAAGAAACATCATGGAGAAGTTGAAGACTGCATTATCTTTGGTATTAGCGCTATTACAGGCCGTGCTATACTATGGCATGCTATTATGGAAAACGGTGCAATATTTTATCGCCTGCCAATTAGCGCGTTTATTCAAAAGGGATTTGACCCACGTAGAGTGCCCACAAGAAGACTTGATGAACTACAGCTCTGGAATTGTTTTAGTTATTATCCTTCTGTTCATCATTGGGACATACTAGAATCACAAGCTGGTAAATACATAGGTAAAGATAAAAAATGGCACCCAGGTAAGTATTTATTTACCGTTGACTTTGCACATCCAGAGTCTAATATACTTGATACTGATCATTCAGAGATACCGCACGAACATAAGTGCGCTCACATAATTGCCCTAGATGACGGTAATTTTGCAGCACAACCTAACAACAGATGTATATGGGACATACCCTCTTTCACAGTGAAAGATGAGACTCCTGATTGGAAAGTGCAAACCTCTGAGTGGAATGTAGAGGATAGTAGAGCTTGGCGTACAGAAGATACGGATAAGTTTTTTTATGAGAGAGAGGGGAAAAGCATTAATAGTTAAGTAATGAATTTAGCAGATCTGTTAAAGAAAAATATAGTAATGGTTCCCGTTGTGGCTTCGGTCCTTGTCGGAACATTCACAGGTGTAAAATACATCGTTAACTTAACAGACACTATTAATGCAAACCAAGCAGAAATAGAAAAAATTAAAACAGTTGATCTTGTAAATATACAAAGAGACATGAAAGTATTAACTGATGGTGTAAATACTGTCATTGCAAAACTAGAAAGAGCCGAAGGCACATGGGAAATGGCTGAAAACTTATATGAAGTTTTAGCTGATATT